CAAATAACGAAGCAATTACAACTGGTGCGAAGTATTTACAAAATCAAACTGCAAGAGGTGTACTTATGAGTGATGAGGGGGACATTAATGAAGTTCAAGCACAACAATTAAAAGAGAAGTTTAGACAAAACTATCAAGGTTCTAATAGTGCAGGTGATATTGTAATAACACCAAAGAAATTATCTTGGATCAACTTTGGAATGTCTGCATCAGATTTATCTTTAATAGAACAATATAATGCAAGTATTAAGGATTTATGTAATATTTATTCTGTTCCTGCTCAATTACTAAACAACACTGAATCTTCTACTTACAATAATATGGTAGAAGCTAAAAAGACATTGTATCAAAATGCAGTTATACCTGAACTAAATAAAATCAAAGATGAATTAAACAGATGGTTAGTCCCTGCTTATGGCGAAAACTTATACATTGACTTTGATTACACAAGTATTTCTGAAATGCAAGAAGAAATGGATAAAGTAGTAAACCAAATGTCAAGTGCTTGGTGGCTTACTCCAAACGAGAAAAGACAAGCAATGAGTTATGGTGTTGAAGCTGATAACGAAAAACTTAACGATTACTATATTCCAATGAATCTTGTTCCTTTACAAGATGAGGTGATTGCTGATGACTTTAAAAGTGTTAAAGTTAATTATGATGAATTACTAAATGTTAAAAGAGAAGTTAGGCGAGATGTTTACACAAGTGAAACAGAAGCAAGTGAGAGAGCAGAAGCGATTGGTTGTTCAGGTGTTCATTCACACGATGACAATGGCAATACAGTTTATATGCCGTGTGCATCACACGAAGATTATATTGCAATTATTGGACAAGATGTTAAAGATGAATATATTGATAAACCAGTTAAACCTGGTAGTGCCGTTGAAACTGGTCTAAAAAACAAAGTAGAGGAACACAATGAAAAAGTTGGTGATGATAAATCAAAAAGAACTTCGTATAGAACATTACAAACTGTATTTAATCGTGGTGTTGGTGCATATAGAAGTAATCCATCATCGGTAAGACCAAGTGTAACAAGTGAAGATCAATGGGCTTATGCAAGAGTGAACTCATTCCTTTATGTACTTCGTAATGGTAAATTCAGAAGTGGAAAACACGATACTGACCTTTTACCAAGTGGACACCCAATGTCAAGTAAGAAATCAATAACTAAAGCTGAAAGCTATAATGATTATCCACAAGGTGCTACTAACAATGCTAAAAGAATGTTAGAGTGGAGAGAGAAATATGGTCGTGATGTTGTTAAGGGTGGTACAGAGGTTGGTTGGAAACGAGCAAATCAATTAGCTAATAGAGAACCAATATCACTTGATACAGTAAAAAGAATTAATAGCTTTTTAGCAAGACACGAGGATAATGCAAAAATATCTGAAGAATACAGAAACGAACCTTATAAAGACAAAGGGTATGTTGCTTATAATCTTTGGGGTGGTAAAGCAATGATTTCTTGGGCTAAAAGGATTTCTCAAAATGCTGACTAAAAAATTCAAAAAAACCTACCATAAGGATTGGCTTAATCAATTAGATATTGAAGAAGCGAAACAAGACAAGAAATGGACAAAATATCTTGTGGGTGAAAACAATCAAATAATTGATGAGTTTTTAAAAGCTAATAAACAAATACCTGACTTGCAATTTAAATTTAAGGATAGCGACCTAATAAATCTTTATGTTGAACTTTACCAAGAGGTTGGAAATAAGTTTGCCAAGTGGTATGCTCAAAACTTTGAAAAATATATAACTAAAAACACTCATATAGAATATGAAGATATATGGAATGAAAAGTTTGCATATATAGGAAGTCAAGTAGCAGGTGCAAGAGTTGTTAGTTTGGGTGGTAATCGTAAAAAAGAATTAATAAAGACATTAAAAAGATATATGGCAGATCCTGACTTTCAATCAATGAATGAGGTACAAGCAGGAAGAATATTAAGAAAGAAGTTTAAGGATATGTCCATTAGTAATGCAAAACGAATTGTTAGAACTGAAAGTGTTAATGCAGCTAATTATGCTACGAATCAAAGTGCTACCGATGTATTTGGCAAAGATAATCTTCAAAAAGAATGGATTGCAACCTTTGACAATAGAACAAGAATAGATCACATACAAGCCAATGGACAAATAGTCGATATGGATAAAAAGTTTATGGTTGGTGGTGAGGAATTAAGTTATCCAGGTGATAGTTCAGGAAGTGCTGCAAATGTTATTAATTGTAGATGTACCAATGCACCATTTCCTAAAGAAGAAATTATACAGGGTTCAATACCACAAAGAATAGAACCTATGCCAGTTAGAGTTCCAAGACAACGAGTCGTGCAAGAAGGAAAACCAAACTTTTATCCATCAGCAATAGATGATCTTAAAAAACAAGGCTATGAGATTGATGATAAAGCAATGGAGATAACAAAATTGTTAAACAAACCAATAAGTGTTAATTTTTTAAGAAGGGGTAAATCGTTTGCAAATCAAGATGGTATTACAATTAACATAAGAGATTATAATACTAAAGTTGCAATAAATAGAGCATTAGTTCACGAGATAGGTCATATGGCACATAAACAAAATAATTGGGCAAAATGGAATCCGAGAAATAAATCTAAACCAATTTTAGATGCTGATGTTCAAGATGCTTTTGAAAAATGGAGAAAACAATTAGGTTACAGACAAAGTACAAGTGTCCAAAATGAAGCATTTAAACCATACAAAAGGTTATGGGATCACGAGGATTTTGCAAGTTTAAAAAGACAATTTCCATCACTTTCAGAAAAAGATTTTCAACAATTTCACGGGGCAATGTCAGATTT